CATCCTACTAAGTCACATGCAGTATTGGCTAAAGATGGTGACCAAGAAAAACTTATACGCTTTGGACAAAAAGGCGTAAGTGGTGACAAAACAAATACAGATAGAGCAAAGTCATTTAAAGCAAGACACGCTAAGAACATAGCTAAAGGAAAAATGAGTGCCGCTTTTTGGGCAAACAAAGTAAAGTGGTAAAACTAGATATATATGTAGGATATGATGGCAAGGTAGAACCAATTGCTTATCATAACTTTTGTCAGTCAGTTATAGAAAAGTCATCTATACCAGTAAGTTTTACACCATTAGCACTAAACACTTTAAAAGATTACAAAGAAACACATACAGACGGTAGTAACGCATTTATCTACTCACGCTTTCTAGTGCCATATTTAAATAACTTTAAAGGTATCGCACTATTCGTAGATGGCGATATGATATGCAGAACAGATATAGCAGAGATACTAGCTAACTTTGATACAGACGAAGCAATCAAGGTAGTCAAGCATCATTACCAAACAAAGCATCCTGTTAAGTACTTGGGTGCAAAGAACGAAGACTATCCTAAAAAGAACTGGTCAAGCGTTATGTTATGGAACTGCTCACATTGGCTAAACAAACAATTAACACCTAAGTTTGTGCAAGAACAAACAGGTAAATACCTACACAGGTTTGAATGGCTCAAGTATCCTGAAGAACAAGTAGGTAAGCTAGACGAAACATGGAACTGGCTAGAAACAGAATACGAATATAATCCAGATGCTAAGTTAGTGCATCACACATTAGGAACACCATGCTTTAAAGACTATCAGAATACAGACTATAGTCAAGAATGGTGGGAAACATACCAAAGAATGATATATCCTCTAAAAGGGAATAACAAGGAAAGCGAACTATGAACTACTTAGACTATTTAGTAAATGCTATGACAGGCGGTCAACCAACTCAACAGGAGTTAATGGCACGCAAAATGGCAGAAGACGAAGCTAAAAAGCAAGCACTTCAAGGTCTATTGTCACAACAAGCTGGACCAATGCCAGAGCCTATGAGAATGACACCAGAGATGATTAATGAAATGAGACGCAATATGACACCACCTATTTCAGGTCAAGGTCAAATGGCAAACCAATACAGACAAAATCTATTTAATCCTGGTATGACTATGCAACAAAACTATATAGACCCAAGATTAATGGAACAAATGTACTATAGAGGCTTATTAAGCAGATAATAAATTGTACTATACATACTTACATTTAAACCAGTATGAGAAGCCAATATATGTTGGCAAAGGTAAAGGCAAGCGTGCCTACGAAAAAAGAAACTATGGTGAACCATATACTGTCAAGATAGTACATGACAATATATCAGAGGCACAGGCTTTAGAGTTTGAAGAGTTCTTGATAGACCAAATAGGTATAGAGAACTTATACAATACAATGAAAAGAGGTGCTATAAGTGCCTATTCATACAAGATAGATTACAATAATAGTAAACAAGAGCTTAAAAGAATACTATCTTTATCAGCTACAGAAATAAGTAAATATGTTAACTTGGTTATAAATGACGCAATAACTGGTAATGATAAAGCATTAAGATTTTTTATACAGCGTTGCCCAAGAGACATTTTATTTAAAATCAAAGAGTTAGTAAAGAAAAACACTGATACAAACTAAGGAGTAATGACCCATTTATGGAGTTACTATATGGAAAAAGAAGAACAACTTGCATTAGCTAGAGAAAAAGCTGCTCATGCCAATAAAGGCAATAAGAACTCTAGTAAAGAAAATAGAATTTGGGGTAATATTATCCGCAAATTAGCAGTACAAGAAGACTATAGAAGACTTCATGCTATTGCAGAGAAGCTATACGAGAAAGCTGCTGAGGGAGATATGACAGCAGTTAAAGAGTTAGGCGACAGGTTAGACGGTAAGTCAGTAGCAACTACAGAGCTGACTGGTGCAGATGGTAAAGATTTACCTATTGGAATAGGAATTAGCTTTGTCAAGCCAGACGATAGCCCAGTTTCCGAGTAAGCTAGACTTCTTATTTGAACCACACCGTTACAAAGTAGCATACGGTGGTAGAGGTTCAGGTAAGTCATGGTCTATGGCAAGGGCATTGCTTATAAAAGCAGCTAATGAGCCAACACGTGTCTTATGCGCACGTGAAATACAAAAGTCTATCAAGCAGTCAGTTCATACATTACTTAATGACCAAATACAAGCATTAGGTTTAGGAGCTTTCTATGAAGTTCTTGAAGCTGAGATTAGAGGTATTAACGGTAGTACATTTAGCTTTACTGGTCTTGCTACAAATACTGTTGAGTCTATAAAGTCTTTTGAAGGTTGTGATGTTGTATGGGTAGAGGAAGCTCAGACTGTTAGTAAGAAGTCATGGGATATTCTTATTCCTACAATACGTAAACCTAATTCAGAAATATGGGTATCATTTAACCCTAATATAGATACAGACGACACATATACAAGGTTCGTGGTTAATCCACCAGAGAACGCTAAGGTTGTTAAAGTAAACTATACTGACAATCCTTGGTTTCCTGAAGTGCTAGAGATAGAACGTCTACATAGCGAGAAGACTAACCCTGACTATGCAAACATATGGGAAGGTGATTGTAAGGCTGCTGTAGATGGTGCTATATACTCTAACGAGATACGTGAAGCACAAGAAGGTAACCGTATAACAACTGTACCTTATGACCCTATGATGAAGGTTCATGTAGTCATGGACTTAGGATGGAACGACAGCATGTCAGTTATCCTATGCCAAAAAGGTATATCAGACTTACGCATCATTGGTTATATAGAAGATGACCACAGAACACTAGATAGTTATTCTGCACAACTAAAGAACTTATCCTATAACTGGGGTACAATGTTCTTACCACATGACGGACAGTCTAAAGACTTTAAGCATGGTATATCAGCAGAAGAAATTATGAAGAAGTTAGGATGGGACATACGTATCGTACCTAAAGCAGACATAGAGTCTGGTATTAAGTTAGCACGTATGAACTTCCACCGTATATACTTTGATAAGTCAGCACAAAGACTTGTTGAATGTTTAAAGAATTATCGCAGAAGTATAAACTCTGCAACTAACGAACCTGGTGCGCCACTACATGACGAATACAGCCATGGAGCAGATGCGTTCAGATATTTATGTACCTCTATTGAGTCTATGAAGAACGAGTCATGGAGCAAAGAGAAAATACAATATACAAATAGAGGAATTGTTTGATGAATATAGAAGACATGGAAATAATTGCACAGATAGAGGCGCAAGAGAATATAGCCTATGGTGTAAATGATAGTGCATTGTCTAATGATAGAGCAGAAGCGATTGACTATTATTTAGGACAACCATTCGGTAACGAAGAAGAAGGTCGTTCACAAGTTGTATCGTATGACGTTCAAGATACTATTGAGTCAGCATTACCACAATTACTTAAAGTCTTTGTAGCTGGTGACAAAGTTGTTCAGTTTGACCCTAAAGGTCCTGAAGACCAAGAAGCAGCAGAACAAGAAACAGATTATATTAACCATGTAGTGATGGAGCAAAACGAAGGCTTCAAGATATTCTACGTATGGTTTAAAGACGCACTACTCTCTAAGAACGGTTATGTAAAAGTATATGCCGAAGAAGAAGAGGAAGAAGAAGAATACGAATACAAGGGGTTGACAGACGCCCAACTTCAAATGTTGGCTTCAGATGAGAATACAGAAGTATTAGAGCATACTGGTTACCCTGACCCAAGTGTCAACATGGATGTTGTCTATCAACAAGCAGCTATGAATGGTGTTGACCCAGCTACAGTTATGCAACCTATGTTACATGACGTTAAGCTCAAGGTTACAGAAAAAGAAACAGAGATTCATATTGAGAACGTAGCTCCAGAAAACATGATGATTTCTGTAGAAGTTAATGGTCCTAACCTACAAGATGCTAAGTTTGTTCAACACAGAGAAGTTATGCAGTTAGCTGACATTGCTGAAACGTTTGACAAGCCATTAGAATACATCAAGTCTATTATGTCAGACCTACGAGACACTTTTGAAGAAGAGTCTAATGCTCGTGATATTTATGATGAAGAATATGATAGAGCTATTGAGTCACAAGAAGCACTCGTTAAAGACACATACATTAAGTTAGATGGTGAAAGATATAGAGTAGTCGTATTAGGTAACACAGTTCTTTATAAAGAGAAATGTGAGTATGTACCTTTCGCATGTATCACACCTATGATAATGCCACATAGACATATTGGTCGTTCTTATGCTGACTTGACTATGGACATTCAGCTCATTAAGTCTACTCTTATTCGTGGTCAGTTAGATAATATGTATCTAGCTAACAATGGTCGTTATGCTATCTCTGATAGAGTAAACCTAGATGACATGCTTACATCACGCCCAGGTGGTATTGTTCGTGTAGATGGTGACCCAGGTACAGGTATTATGCCTTTATCACATCCACCACTACCAGCATCATCATTCGGTATGGTTGAATACATGGACTCTATGAAAGAAAAGAGAACAGGTATCACAGCTTACAATCAAGGCTTAGACTCTAACAGTCTT